AAAATTTTAAAGAACAGAAAGAGAGCTCAAGATATAATTGTTGATGCTTCTCAATGTTTAGTATTTAAAGGGGATCCCATACCTTCAGTTCCAGATGAATCATTTGATACATTATTTGCAGCAACTAATATAGATCCTTTGGAGTATGAATATTGGGGAGTAGGTGTTTTCCAAAATATTTTTCCTCAGATGAGCCGTTACGGAGTTTTTGAAGGTGCCATGGGTAAAATAGGAATGGAACTGGTTGTGGCCATATACAAAATAGCCGGTCTTCGAGAGATATTACAATCTAAAGACGGCCCTGATATGATTGCAAAAAGAATAGCTGCTATTGATTTGGCAAAGTCCAGTATAAATGCAATGTTCCTGGATGCCGAAGGAGAAGAGGACTTTTTCCGGAACTCTATACAACTTGCAGGTATTCCCGATTTGTGGGACCGATTTATGATGACTGTTTCGGGTGTAACCAATATTCCAGCTTCTAAATTATTTGGCAGACAGGCAAGTGGATTAAATAATAAGGGTGAACAGGATGAACGTAATTATAATGATTACATTGTAGATGAACAGGAAAAGGATATGAAGAGAAATCTTATTATCCTTTTAGGACATCTTACAGGAAAATTTGTAGACTTTACTTTTAATAATCCTTGGGCTCCTTCACAAGCTGAAATTATTGAGATGAGAGAAAGGCAGGCTAAAATAGATGATACTTATATTGTAAGACAGGTTCTTTTTCCAGAAGAAGTAAGAAAGGCTAGGTTTGAAAAAACTTATAGTTTTGAAACAGAATTGTTAACCACTGATTTACCGGAAAATCAAGAAGGTGATGATGATCTTCCAAAGGAGCCAGAGGCTAAATGAGTTTAGTTACAGTAAATGAATTAAGGGAATCTCCTTTATACAAACAAATGTATCGTACTCGATTTAGAATGTCTCCTCAAAAAAGAAAAGAAACTAGAAATAAAAAAAGTGAGTTGTTATGGGCTTTTCCACATGCTGCAGAAAGAGAATATGCTTTATGGATAGATAAAGAGTTTAGAGAGAATATAGTGCAGCCTGTTAATAAATATGTTTTGGACAATTATTTATTGTGGTTAGATGAATTTAAAAAAGATTCAGTTCATCAGGAATTAAAAGGGGATTCATTATTACACAAAGATACTTTTGCGGCCATCTTTCAAGGAATTGCTTTAACTGTCAGAAATGCTTTTAGATCTATATCAAAAATAATCAAAGTCGGGAATGGTGTTGATGATTTGAATTCAAAAGACTGGGATAAGTTTGTTAAAGAAGCAACAGGCGTAAACATGAGTCTTTTTGATCCACAGGCGCAAACTCTTGTACAGGAATGGGCTGATTTAAATCATGAATTTTTATCTACTTTACCAACAGAGTATGTTAACAAAATAAATCAAATTGTTTCACAAGGTGTTTCTGATGGAGAATCAAAAAGTGTAATATCTGAAAAAATAAATGAAGCAGGTAAGGGTTTTAGAGGAATTTTAACCAGGGATTCTCAGAGGAGATCAGAAAGAATTGCAAGGGATCAGGTTGGTAAGCTAAATTCAGCATTATCTCGTTCTCGTATGAGACAGGCAAAAGTAGATGTGTATGAATGGTCCACTGCAGCTGATGAACGTGTTAGGGGAACGCCTGGAGGACCTAACTCTAATTCTAAATTTTCTCATTACATAATGGATAGAAAATTCAAACAAGTGGACAATTCCAGAAAAATATCTGATAATGGTATTGATTGGAGAAATGTAAGAGGCAGGGAAGAACCCAGACATGCAGGACAAGCAATAAATTGTCGTTGCACAATGATACCACGTTTTATTAAATTGAAAACACAAGTGGACAAGGATATAAAACAAGAGCAAAGAAACGCTGCTTAATGCAGTGTAAAAATCTTGGAGCAATTAATGAAAGATGGAACTATAGTATTATTCAAAACAACTCCTGAATTTTTAGCTGAAAAGAAATGGTACGAACGTCCTGTATATAAAGGAATAGGTGTTTTTACTGGCAAACCTTATGACCATTGTGGACAAAAAATTGGTGATGATTTCTATGAATCTGGACATCCTTTTGGATTTAAAAAAAGTAAGTTTAAATTGTATAACGATGAACGCCATGAATATCATGAACCAATTGATGAATACACCACAGAAGAATTATACAGAATGCGTGAATATTGGGAAAGAAACATCAGAGAGAATACACGATATAATCATAGAAAATTTATATGCATGATAATCATTCATCCGACTAGATGGTTTTGGGACAGGCTTGAATGGACTCCATTTCAGAACAATTTTTTATATGGTGTATTTTGTAGTACAGCAGCATATGAAGCAGTTGAAGAAAGTAAGAGAACATTACTTCTTTATCGATATAAGGAAACTATAGCTCCTGGTGATTTTAAAGATAGTAAATTATTACAGCAATGGAGTCCTTCATGAAACTTGATATTTGGAACCTAATAAGTAATGCAGATCCTATAGCACTTATACTTGCAACAATAATGATAATAATCGGGGTATACAAAGGAGTCATTAAAATTAAATGGCTAAAACTACCCCGATTAAATAAAGATGACCCACACTTTAACTGCCAACATAACAAATCATTTAATGAAACAATTTCCAGAGCAATAGAATCAGCTTCAGACAAAGCTTTTGAAATTGCAAGGATAAAGTTTATTGAGACTATTTATTACCAGATGGTAGAGGCTCATCTTACATGGATAACAGTAGGGGATATCTTAAAGGATAATTTTTACAAGCAGATTGAGCAAACAACAGTAAAGAATGAAGATAAACAAAAAGCAATTATTCATTACAATATGATGATTGATAAGATGGAAAAAAATATAATGGACATTCTTAGAGGGTGGATGAAAAAGAACCATTTCATAGAGAAATCGGAAGTGGAATTTCAGTGCTATATAGAAGATAAGGTAAAGATACTTATTCCTAAAATATCAAGTATTATTGATCACGGGTTTAATAGGTCTATATTGTGTATAGATATGCACGACCTTCACGAGAGTGCTTTGGAATGTATGCCCCAGATAAGTGCAGCAGCTACAACATTTTTCCACAAAGCAAGATCAATATCAATTGATAAGAAAAAATTGATTGATGCTATAAAAGCAAAGGAGTGATAATGAAAAAATATACCGTAAGATTTGCCCATTTAGTAGAGATTCCAGATTTTAGAATAAACTTTCAAATTGTTTTCGGGAACTGTATAGGCACAATGGGAAGCTCGGGGAAGTCAAGATTTAATCATTTACATATAGATGTTGTCGAAAATTATGTTGTCAAAATTATTAGATTATATGAAATCGGAGATTACAAAAAATATAAACCTTCAGAAAAACAACTAAACTTTTTTATTGACGATGATCTTTTTAAAATATCTCCACATGTAACCACTCCATATCTTGATCCAGAATATAAAGAAGAACGAGGCAAAGACCATCATGCAATTGATGTTGTGCCAATAGACAGACATTCTTCTAAACAGCATTTTCCTATTCACTGGAACCGTTCTAAACTAGGCCATGTTCTAGCAGTTGGGAACGATCCAAAAGGATACGGAAATTATATATTAATTGGATTTGGAGTATGAAGAAATTAAACGATATGAATTTTAAGGAAACAATTAAAGATATACCTAACAGAGTATTAACTTTAATCTGGAAATTGTTTTCTGTAAAAGTTTTAATTCTCATAGCTTCTTTCTGGCTTGTATTCACTGGAAAGCTGGAAGGATGGTTTGCCGTTGTATTATTATTAGTAATGGCTCTTATTGTTATATTCGGCAGAGAATCAATTAAATTTATCGAAGCGTTAAAAGGATTAAAATGAAATGCATAAACTTTTTATTGTTATTTTTATTATTATCGTTTTCTCTGGATGCACAACAACTGGAGCAGCTCTTAGAGAAACAAGAAACACTGTTATACAGCTTGAGCAACTTAATGCAGAAAGGTCAGTTAGAATTGCAGAGTTGGAAAAACTCTACGATGCGGAAGCAGAAGGAAATACAGCACTTAGAAGAGTCCTTAAAGAACAACAATCAACATTGGACAAATATATTAAATCAGAAAGATATAGAATTGAGCAAGAAAAACGAATTGCAGATAATCTCTCAGAAATCTTTGGAGAGGGAGCAGCAATTATTGAAGAAATCCTCGATGGATATAAAAAAATTAGAGAGTACTTTGAATCGCAAGAATTTTTGGAATAGAATTTCTATCGCTGTACTAATTGCATTATGTTTGATAATAACAGTAGAAACTATTATTATAATAAAAAAGAGATAAAGGGGAAAATTATGAAACCAGAAACAAAAAAGTTAATTGAAGGAATTGGAACAGGGGTAATTGGTATTACTGTAGCCATTCTTGAGTACAAATTTTTAGAAATGCCATTATTTGTAGAAGCTATAGTGGATATAGTTTTTATGGTTGGTGCTTATTTCGGTCTTAAATTTTCATTGAGGAATAAATAATGAAAAAAATATCAATTTTTATTATGGTACTGGCCTTGGTGTCAGTATTCGCTTGTTCTGCACAAGAAGTAATTTATTATGAGAATGTACCGACAGTAACTTTTCTGTCAGACTTGTTTGACATTCCAGTTGATCCAGAGGTAAGTATAGAACATGAGATTTATCTATTTGATGATTCTCTGGGGGTGATAATGGATCAGAATATTAATGATTTAGTTTTTGTAGGAACGACAACTAATTTAGAATTATTACTTATTGAACCTTACAAAGCATATTGGGCAATAGCCGTGAGAACAAAAGTGACGAACAAATATGGAGAAGCAACATTCAGTGATTTTGCATACTCTCTTGTTGCATCAGATACGACAGATGGAAAAAGATTTGTGATAGCTCATGTTTCTTTACAATTACAAAAACCAAATAAACCAACAATGATAATGATTATACAGAATTGAAGGAGATTCCCGATGCTATCAAAATTTGATTGTATATCAGTGATAAGGACTAAACCAGATTTCATTAAAGCAAAATTCACAGCTGTAAAAGCCTCAAAAACTATTATATTTGAAGACAAAACAAAAAATGATTTTGAAGATGATGATCTCAGTAAATATTCTATTTCTGGAGACATTACAATTGAGTGCAAGGATCGGGAACACTTTAAATCTGGAGAACAATACTATGTAGATTTTGCCCTTGTAAATCTTGGGCAGAGGAAAATATAAAAGATGGCTGCAGGCGATCCACTATCATGTCACATAAACGCCTCTGGACGAGATGCCACAATAACTTTAGAAGCACTTGGATTAGGTGGTACATATGATTTTATGTATGGAGCTAAAAATGATCCAACTAATGCAGCTATAAAGTTAACAGTCACATCTCCCGGATATACCAACGGAATTTTAGGGACTACTCAGAGAACAGTTTATGGAATTCCTTGTTTAACAAATACCACAGGAGCCATGAGAAAAGCATACCCGAATCAAACTAATCCCAATGAAACAATAAATGGATCAGATATTGATATTGTGGTAGCTCTGTCAGAGTATGTTTATCCGAATGACACATCTATAACTGTTGATATTAAAGCCGGGTGGTATACAGAGTCAGGAACCCCCTCAACAGCAGTGACGGGATTATCTGTTACAAATAGTATTTCTAATAGTTACCCAAAACCAATAGGGAATTGGGCATACCCCGGATTTTCTAAAATAACAGGGAATTTTGTTGTAGAAGTTACAGCATTTCACAGGTTAGATGTTGATTGTGTAAAAATATCAGCTACAGACGGAAGTACAACTGTTTCAGAAACAATAACAAATATGACAGTATCTCCAAAAGCAGATTATAAATCTGTATTGGTGTATAAGTCACTGATTGATACAACAGGATTTAACGACGGAATAATTACTGTAGATTTTATTATATATCCAAAAGTTGGTATTGCCTCCTCTTTATTAGAATCTGACGATGCTGTCAACACATGGCCTACTCCATTATACACATCACAAAAGTACAGATTAGATACTGGGAATAATCACGGGTTTACTGTTATAAGTCCAACAGATGGAAATGATGGAACAGGAGTTGTTTATAGTTCTCAAGTATTGGCAGAAGCTGGACTTGCATATCAAACACATGCAGCAGCTTTAACAGCCGTACAGGCATACAACAATATAAATGCCTCACATAATGATGCTGGTGGCGGTATTTTTCTTTTAACAGAAGATACTCATTTAATAAACACTAATAACGGTGGAGTTATGACCGAGTGGTGTATATTTAAACCTGTTTCAACAGCTTTAAAAGCAAATGTTATAGTTCAGGCAGCAGCAAGTAACTCTAGATTTCCTGACAGGTTCAAACTCTCTGGGTGTACTCTATCAGGATCAACTTATTTTAATGGAAATAACACAGATTGTTTCTGGATAGACAATAATGTTATAAATACAACTGGCACCCTTACCTGTTGGTCAATGCCGTTCGCAGCAGCTACATACAATACAGGAGTAGTCGCAAGAGGATATAGGACATTTTCAACAGCAATTACAAATTGGGGTATTATTAGAGGAAATGATCACGCTGTTAGAATTCGTACGAACGGCTATACAATGCTTGGAAATCACAACATTTCGTTCGAGGGGGTTTCTATTGCAAGTGCTAATCCAAATCAGGACAACTCACTATTTTGTTTTAATGTTGTAAATGATTCAAATGCAGTAGAATCAATAATCATATTAGCAGATGCAAGAAATGCTGCTAATGTAGCTATTATGCAAAATCTGCTCGTTAGATATGGATCTCAGACAGTGCCGATAATTGTTATATCAGCTGACACAACAACAACAACAACAACAAATATATTAATCTGGCATATAACAACAGCTGGAGCAAGAGCAAATCTAGCATATAATGACATAGCGTCTGGCGGTCCTTATGCGCAAGAACAATGGTCTGATGTTAATAATTTATGGTCAAACTGGAATAATAAAGACGATACATTTAATGATAATTCTGATGCGGTTGGTGGGTGGTCTGTTGGCTATGGAGTAGGATGCTCTGGATCATTTCGTAGAGCATCATCATCATTAGAATGGATAGGAGAATGGCAGGGAGTTGGAGCGAATTGGGGAACAAGTGTAACTCCTTTAGATCCAGAATATGTAGATGATCAATCAGCAGACGGAGGGAATACTTCCGGTGGAGATTATCATTTACAGGATATTTCACCGGCTCGTGATTTGGCTCAAAGAGATGTATTACCGTTTGATTTGGATGGAAGAACTAGAGTTTCAAAGGGATCAGTTGGAGCATTCGAATATTATGAGTTTACAGGAATTATGATTTTTAGAAGAAGGATGGAGGGCTATTAAATGTCAAAAGTGATATTAGCAAAATACGGGGAGGCATTAACAGTTCCGTTCTCTTTATTTGAAGTAGATGGTATTAATTTCAGAACCGATGCAGTGGGTGCTGACGGAGATATCACTATTACTAAAAATGAAGGAACAGAAGTATCCACTACAAATACATTTACAGACGAAGGTTCAGGTTATTCTTTAATTCTTACAAACGTAGAAATGCAAGCAGCCAGGATTCAGTTTTTTGTAGTTGATCAAACAGGGACTAAAGTTTGGCTTGATACGTCCATAACTATAATGACTTTCGGTCATGCTTCTGCTCAATATCCAAATATAGGATTACAGACAGGAGACTCTTTTACTCGAATTGGTGCTAATGGTGTAGGACTAACAGAAGTTTTAGCAGACATAATTAAAATTTCTGGGAATACTCCAGCAGCTGACAATCTTGAACTTCAATATGATGGTGTAAATGGATTAAGTGGAGATTTATTTCCTTCTACTCAAGCACAATTAAGTAATATTGCAAATACTGGAGCAGCTATAAATAAACCAGCTTCAGGAGGCACACTAAACACAGGCACACAGACCGGAGATTACACAGATACCAAGGCTTTAGATTTATCATATAATGTAATATCTCCAGCAGCAGGGGTTTTTAGCAAAGATTACAATTTTAATATAGGTGGTACAGGTGTCCCTGTTTCTGTTACTTTTGTCGGAAGATTATTTGATCCGCCATCCACAACTGATAGTATTGTAATTCAGGCGTATGATTGGGTTGGTTTAACTTGGTCACAAATCGGGATATTAGACGGGGTAAACTCTACTGTTGATTCGCCAAAAACTATGATTTTATTTGCTAATCACGTAGGAACAGGAATAAACTCTGGTGAAGTTAATATTAGATTTCTCGCTTCCGGAATTGCAGCCGATACTGATTTATATATTGACCTGTTGTATTGTTCTTATTCTGTTGTTTCTTCATCTACTGGATATGCAAATGGTTCTATTTGGATTGATACTTTAAATGGTGTTGCAGGGATTGTTAGAAATGTTAATGGTACAGCAGATAATCCTAGTTTAACTGTTATAGATGCACTTACTCTATCAGGTATTGTAAATTTAACTAGATTTCAAATAGCTTCAGGTTCGATTATAGGTTTAATTGCAGACAGTATTGGTTTTGTAGGGATAGGGGAACAGTGGTTTCTTAATCTCAATGGATTCATAACTACAGCAGCTACTGCAATTGGAGCTATTGTTAACGGTGCAGTTAATGATGCAACAGTCGGAGGTCAGTTTATTGATTGTAGGTTACAAACTTGCAGCATCTCAACAAGTCAAATTATTAGGTGTGCTATAGAAGATGTTTTGACATTGCTTTCAGCAGGCACATATATTTTTGATAATTGTTATTCTGCTGTTCCAGGTTCAGGTTCTCCCGTTATGGATTATAATGGTGTTGGTGTAAAAGCTGTAAATATGAGACATTATTCTGGTGGCATAGAAATAGAAAACATGAAACCAGGAGATCTAATGTCACTCGAAGGACACGGTCAGTTAATAGTTAATGCTAATTGTACTGGTGGATTTATTGCTATAAGAGGACATTTCAAGATAACAGATAATACAAATGGAGATGTTACATTTTCAGAAGGTGTTAATTATAAAGATCTTGCAGTTAATACAGGAAATGCGCAAGGACCGGGAACCGGAAACAATCAGATTCAACTAGCAGCAGATGCAAGTTCTGTTGATGGTGCTTATGATCCGGCTATGATTTTTATTGTAAGAGGTACTGGAGCAGGTCAGTCGAGAATGATTCTGCAGTATGCAGGCTCTAGCAGGCTTTGCATAGTTGACAGAAATTGGAAAGTAAATCCCGATTCAACATCAGTCTATAGAGTAATAGCTGATCCAGGAAGAGAACATATTAATGAAGGTCTGGCTCAATCTGGAGGAACAAGTACAATTAAATTAAATGCTCTTGCCTCTTCTTTAGATGAAGCATATACAGGGCAAGTGGTTTTTCTTAGATCAGGGAATGGTGAAGATCAATCAAGAAGAATTGGAAGTTATGACGGAACTACAAAAATAGCTACTGTAGATACTGCTTGGGGAACTCAACCGGATGCCTCCACAGGGTATGTAATGTTACCAACATCTACAATAAATACTGTATTGTTTGCAAAAGAATCTACATTAACAGAAATAAAAGGTTCCACTTTTGATACAGGAACTGATTCCCTTGAAGCTATTAGAAATCGTGGTGATGCTGCTTGGATAACTGCAGTAGCAAACGATATAGCAGTATCAGTATGGGCTTTTGGAACAAGAACATTAACTTCTTTTGGTTCTTTAGTAGCTAATATATGGGCTAATTTAACAAGAACAATAACAGGTGGAACTGTTACTGCAGACAATATGAGAGGAACAGATAACGTTCCTACAAATCCATTATTAACAAATGATGCAAGACTAGATAATCTTGATTCCTCAATTGCAGCAATTCCAATAACAGCAATGAGAGGTACAGATGGAGCTAATACTGTTGTTCCTGATAACAGTACTATTTCTAATATAGATACTAAAGTTGATACTCTTCAGATAGATGTTACTGTAATAAGAGGCTTTATAGCTGGAGATTGGGAAGTAGTCAATAATCAAATAATATTTAAAGATGAGGGTGGATCAGAAATAGCTAGATTTGATTTAACAACTGCAGGAGTACCCAGTTCAATTGCTCCTGATAAGAGAGCTAAAGTATGAGTCAAATATTAACTAATGGATTGTTGTCCAATCAGTTAATAACCCAAGGTTATTTTGGTAGAGAAGGACAACAAATTCATGGATTTGTTTCTATTTGTATAAATTCAGTAAAATCTTCCATTTCTGTAAATGGTAGTAAACCTATAATATCAATTGAAGGAGAGATTAATAATGCCAATAACTGTGGTACCTAATGAAAATGGCAGCATGCTTTTGTATGGAACTTTTAAGGATTCTGGAGTTCCTGCAACTGAATCAGAAGCAGCAATTCCTCCAGCTTTGGTAACTCCTAAAACAGCTAAATGGTCTTTATATGATGGGCAGGGAGATACTGTTAATGCTAATAAAGATGTTGTATTGCTCAATTATACTACTCATTGGAGATTGCTTTTAAAAGGTTCGGATTTGGAAGTACCTATTCATAATAATATAAAAAGAGAATTTGTTATGTCAATTACATATGATTCGGATATAGGTGATGATATTCCAGAAAATGAATCAGCAGAATTTGCTATAAAAAATATAACAGGTATTCCTCCAGTAGCAACTGAAGAATAGTATTTGTATTTGTGCCAGGTTGACAAATGACAAAAAGGGGGTAATACTTTTAACAATGGGAAAACTAACAGAAAGTGATATAAAAATTTTACAAGAACAAGCCGAGCAAATAGACTATGGTACTGTTGAAGTAGAATTTAAGAATGGTGTATGTTTAGCAATAACACATAAAGGTAGAATTCTTAC